CTGAATATAAAACAGCAACCGCTCGTTTAGCAAAAGAATTGGCGGGTTTAGTCAACCGTTCTAATCGTAGAAAAGAGTGGATGTATGCTCAAATGTTGTTTTTTGGGTCCTTCACTTATCAAATGAAAGGAGGATACCAAGCTACGGTTAATTACAATTTACCCACTGATCATCTTGTTACTCTTGCTTCTGCTTTTAATTGGAACACAGGAGCCAGTAAAAATATATTGGCAGATATTCAGAATGGAAAGCGGAAGATTATGGAAGATTGTGGGGGAAAGGTTAACTTGGCTATTTGTAATTCACGTGTTTTGACTTATTTAGCCAATGATGCAACGATTAGAGCTATTCTTCAGAAGAATGCTTTTGGAGATGGTGGATTATATAAAGGAAATCTTCACAATATCGTAGGAGTGAATCCCCAAATTATCGGATCTCTTTTAGACATAGATAGTTTTATTGTTTATGATGAGATGTATGAGATTCGTGCGTGGTTGACTGCTCCGGTAGTAGCTCAAGTCCAAACGTGGATAGCATTGGACGATGTTTCTGATCTTGTAGGAGGAGAGACTCTCAGATTCCATGATTATAGTGCTGGTTCTTTTGAAGACAGAAGAATTATGTCTGTTGATTATGTGAATGCCAGAGTGAATATTACTCAGGGTCTTACCAATTCCTATAAAGCACAAGAAGACTACGTTACCATGAGAAAGTACTTCGTTCCAGACGATAAGTTTGTAATGATGTCAACCAGAGTAGATGGAAATCTCATTTGTGAGTTCTTTAGAGCACCCTTTGGTGTAGGTCGTCATTGGGGCACATATACAGATAAAAATGATGAATGGGACCCTGAAGTAACATGGATTCGAGTGCAAGATAAAGGACTACCTGTACTTTACAACAGAGACGCCATTTATATTATTGACGTGGTTGTAACTACTGGAGAAGCGTTGACTACTACTACAACGACTTCAAGTTCAAGTTCAACTGCAAGTACGATGAGTACAACCAGTACAGCATAATAATAATAACAAATAAATAAGGAGGGCAATCGAAATGTCTATCGAAAAAGTAAAAATGCTTAAAACAGTACAGGCGGGAAGAGAATGTTGGGAAAAAGGGACTATCTTACCAATAGGAGGAGAGTCCCTTCACCCAATAATTTTGCAAGAGATAATTCAGAGAACGGGTACAGTAGAGGTTCTTTCTTATAAAGAAGATCCTATTAAGAAAGGAAGTAAGTTAAAAACCCCATTGGATAATAATTCTCTTTTAGAAGCTCAAAGAAAAGAAAGAGAATTAAATGAGAGATTGAATGCTGAAAGAGTTAAAGCTGAAGAAGCTGTTTTGATGAGTAAGAAATTTGCAAAGGATTTTCAAGAAACAAAAGAAGTTTTAGAAGGAATAAAGATGGAAAATCAGAGTTTTGCAAGTCGATTACAGAAAATGGAAAAATCTTTGGAAGGTTTGAAATCAGCATTTTCTTCTTTTGAAGAGAAAACAAAAAAATCTCTTACGGAATTTGAAAAAAGAGTTGTTTCTGATAATTCTGCCAAAGAGGATAAAGTTAATTTTAGAAAGGACGAAGAAAAGGAGACTCTTGAGAAGATGAGAGAAAGAGTATCTCCAGTGAAGTCTAAAAAGATAATTATAAGGAAAAGAGGAAAATGACAAGAACCGAACTTTTAGTGCTTTTACAACAGGAAGTAAAGGGTCTATCCACATATTTAGTTACAGATGATTATAATAATGCGATAGACGATGCTTTAAGAGAAACAGAATGGTCTCTTCCTGTTACAGTCAATTTTAAAGAATATTGGTTAAAGCAGAGATCGAAACGTCATTTATTCTTTTATCTTTATTCTGAGAGTGCACATAAGTTTAAGTATAAACAATTAAATCTTCAGCACAGGTTTGATCACTATAAAATATTGATTGAGACTATGGATACTGGTTTTGAAGAAGCTCTTACAGAAAGGCCCGATCTATTTGCAGGTGTCAATATGTGCCATTTATTTGGTACTAAAGTTGATGCAGGGTTTAGTTATCAAGATCAGACAGGAAAGGATACTACTTATCGTACAGATCAACTTGTGGATTTTGGACCAAAAGCAGATGATTAAATTGTTGTTGTGATTTGAGGATTGAGAGAATTTAATAAGGGCTACCTACGAGTGGTGGTCTCAATAAGTTTTATTTGAGGATTCAATAAATGAGTATTGGACCCGATATTAAAGAAGTCCTGCAAGAGGTGGGAACTGCTTTTACATTAATTCGAGATAGTGGAAATATATCGGATGAACATTTAGATTATGAATTAAATGCACAAGTAACTAAACCTTTTATACAGGAATTTTTTTTAGAAGCAACTTTATCTTACGATACTGTTGCCATAGTTGGTGATGTTCTCGAATTTGACACTCTTGGAACTCGTTTTTTATTAATGAACAAAACTCCAGAGATGTTTGAGGATGCAGTCATTAGTTATGCAGCAGTCTTATATAAAACAAATGTTTCCATTGAAATTCTCCGTCCTTCCGAAGCCGGTTGGCATCGTCATAGTTTTCAAGAAATAACTACCTGGACAAGTATTGCTACAATTGATGGTCTCTTAACAACCCCTTTATTTGGTAATGATCTTGATACCAATGAAGAAATAGGATTAATAGGTTTAAAAGAGAATGAGTTATATATACCAAGTTCTGTTGGTATTCGAGAGTTGGATAGAGTTTGGATTTCCTCTTCAGAATATTATCGAGTGGAATCTGTAAAGAAAAGAAGATATTCAGCAATAGATGTTGTAGAATTAGGAAATGATACAAGACCTCTTACAGTTACAACGACAAGTACGACTACTTCTACGACTTCAAGTAGTAGTTCAACAATTAGTACAACCAGTACAACATAAGGAAGATGCAATGAATTCATTAAATAAAATAGTTTGTTTAGTATGTAAATCCATTTATTACAGTACTTGGACTCAAGAAGAAGTAGAAAAATCTGATTGCCCTTATTGTAAGAAATTTATTGATGAAATATTATTGCCAAAAGGAGAAGCAAAACAAATAGAAGGGGAATATATATGTTAACCCTATATATAGAAAATAAATGGGAAGGATGTGTATTAACAGTTTTTTTACTTCCTGCTGAAGAAAATAAAGATGTGAGAAAAACCATAGAATCTTTTATTACGGATAATCTTTCTGTTAAATTTGTTTTAGTTAATAATATAAAAGAGATTAATGACAGTAAAAAAGAAACTCCTTGGTATGGCGTTTTTTATGATAATGAGTTTCTTGAAGAAAAATTGACAGAAGCCCTGTCCACTTTTTTTATATTAGAGAAAGCTGATATTCTTGTTGTTTTTAAATTGATAAAAGAGAAAGCTTTATTTTTTCCTCGTTTTTATAGAGATTGGATTCTTTTGAAAGAAGATCTCACTCCTTTACAAGAGGGATTAAATCATCAGAAAATATTAAATGGTTGGATTTTGGAGAATAAGAAATGACAGAAGGATTGATACAAAATCAGTTTATGCAAATCAAAGTTACTCTTATAGCTTCTGATCTTCGTAGGATATACAGAGCTATTAATAAAGTAAATAATTGTGTGAAAAGAGAATCAAGAGATTTACCTTTTCGATGTGCTGTTGATTTTAGAAATCTGATCATTTTGAATATAAATAGTCAAAAGCACATGGGGCAATACGCTCCTTATAATGAGAGATATGCTGATTGGAAAAAGAAAACTACAGGAGGCTCTAATTTTTGGATATTATTCGGACATTTGGTTAATAATTTGTCTGTTTTTCCTGTAGGATCTAAAAATGCGTGGATGTCAGGAATTCCATTAGGAGTTAAAGATCAGGGGGGAACTTCTATGTTTGGGGGAAAAGGACGATCAATGCTTATCTCAGTTTATGGAAGATGGATGGAATTTGGTAGAAGGGGACAACCCGCTCGTGCTTTGTTTGCCCCCACTACTGAAGAATATGCTCAAGGGGGATGGAAAAACAGAAATGAAGAATCCACTTTTTTTATTAGAAAAAGTTGGAGTTAAAGAATGAAAACTGCCAAAGACTATATTGAATTAATAGATGAAGAATATTATGTGGCAAAGAAAAGAGGATTTTCTCGATTTAGTAAAGAATGGGGAATATGGTCTTCTATAATGAATAGAACTTTACGAAGAAGAACAGAGGGTAAAAATGACATAGAAACTATAAAATTAAAATATATTTTTATTTATTGGTCTTTAATGTCTGAATTGCTCGAATTTCATTATAAATATAAAGTATCACATAATAAGGAAAAAAAGATGATTAGAGAAGAAACAAGAAACATAAAAAACATCATATTAACTGGTGATGGATTACAACCTTTATCTGAAGAAGAATTAGTTGCTCGATTATTGAAAGGAACTTTGAAGTAAACTACTGACAGCTAAAGCAGTCAGCTTTAAGAGGAATATGCGAAATGAGAGTTTTAAAAATCTATTCAAAAGAGACTTTTGTTGAATTGGAATTATCTATGGCTCAAATTCATTTGTTACTTTGTTTTTTGGATGCGTGTCATGTTGAATATAGTAGTAAGGAAGATCCTATTATGGTTGAAGCTGATAAATATGTCAAAAATGATTTTTTTAAAACATTAGACAAACTTTATGACCAATTTAATGAGAAGAAATTTTAATTATGGCATTAGACCCAACAGCAAGAGAAGCTAATTTTAAAGACAGTATCAAAAAGTATTTTGTTGAGACTTTGAAAGACATAGAGAATCTCAATCTGTCTTTTGATAAAAGTCTTTCAACTCCATATCTTCAAGGAGTTTCTGTAAATAAATGGGTGATAATTAATTGGGGTCATTTTTTAAGAGGCACTTTATCAGAAGCAACTATAAATATTTTACCTTGTGTTCGACAGGATAATGAGGGTTTTCAATTAGCACAGTTATCAGATAAAATATTAGGTTATTTAACAGACACAAGTGCAACACATGGAATGAAGACAATTACTTTTTATAGGAGTTATCCTAATCAAGTATGGACGGTTTTAGGGGGATTGATGGTTTGGGATATTATAGAATCAGGAACATTAGAAGCTTCTGATGAAACTAAATATAAAATAATAACTGTTAGGTTTAAATTTGCTTCTAAGATTTGAGAGGATAAAGTCAACTACCGTCAGCTAAAGCAGACGGCTTGTAACTCCCCTTGTGGGGGTTACGATAGGTTCGTTGACTGAAACCCTATATTTTAAGAAAGGAGGATGCTCCATTCCTCTGCCACCTGAAGGAGGCAGTTTTCTGGCGCAATAATTATGAAGGGATTTCTTGTATGTTCAAAATGTGGGAAGAAACTATTGAGAAGAAGACACAATGGTCTTTTTTCCTTTGCTTTTGGTAAATGGTCAAGAGAAATCAAAGTAGTTATTAACGGAAAAGAAGTTCCTTTAGGACCTCTTGTTCAAATAGAAATTTTTGGTTCTTTAAGAATGAAATGTTTTAGGGAATTATGTAGGATTAAATATCCAGATCATTGGAATGAGTTTACTTTTTTTCCTAAAATAGAAGAGAGAGAAGAATAGTTTTTCAATCGACTGCTGGTCGAAAGTTCTACCGGCATTATTTTAAAAAAGAAAGGAGGTGATACTATATGCGAACAGGACCAATTACACAAGATACCACGACAGTAGCATTGGGACTTGCTGAAATACGAATAGGGAACTCTGCTGCTTATATTGGACAAAGGAGAGCTATTTTACCAGCAACAGCTTCAATAGGGGCTTTGGCAAATACGAAGTTTATTGGAAATGCTGAGTTCTTCAAATTAGAATCTGGATTTCCTCTGGTTGAAGACACTTCTTTTCCTTTGAGAGAATCTGCTGCTCTTGAGTGTGCTTTTAAAGAGATTACTCCTGCTAATGTTGCTCTTTCAAGAGGACTTGATCCAGATAATTATGCTAATGCCCATTCAGGAGAGATTTATTTAGGAACGATAACAACCCCTTCTTTTATACGAATGGAGGCTATTTACACCTATCCTGATGGAACGAATACAATGAAAGTGATCTTTCCAAGGGCTCAAGTGACTTCTACAACAGAAATTGATTTTGCGACTGAAGATGTTGCCACTGTCCCTGTTGTTATTACATCTAAAAGTGCGGATGACGGTGTTTCGGGAGGAAATAAGATTTGGAATGGTTGTCCTCTTGGAATGATTATATGGGATGATGGTACTGGAACAACTACTTCTACGACTTCAAGTTCCAGTAGTACTACGAGTACAACGTAATATTGAGGAGGTAATTTAACATGGAAAAGCCGGAAGAATTAAATGAAACAATAGAAGATTTGCAAAATCTTAATCCGCAGGTTGCGACCGTTACAATTGGAGTTCGCAACTTGCGGAAGATTAAATTATACCCTTTAGCAGTGGGGGATCAGATGAGAATGACCACTCTTGTTGGTTCTGCCATCTCTGCTTTTGTTACGAGTAAAGAAGCTGCTAATGAAGCTGCTATGATAGGATTTTTTCTTAATCTGATTAATAACAATTTAACTAAGTTTTTGGGACTTGCGATTTGTGAAAGACCAGATGAGAATGACAAATATCCTAAATCAGAAGAATTGTTATGTGATATAACCAATGTGCAAGCTTCAGAGATAGCAAAATATATTTTTGAAGTGAATTATGAGACTTCCGTAAAAAACTTCAAAGACCTCTTCGAGAAGGTGAGAGGATTATTTCCCTCGGAGAGGTCATTACCACAGTCTGTGAAAGATACTCTTACCGACTTAGAGACATCTTTGGAAGAACCTTTAAGCAAGGAGGACTTACAGGAGGTCAAATGAGTGTTTTGTTTAAACAGTCCTTAAAAAGAGAAGAAGAAAGGTTTAAAATGGAAGCTATTTTTCATGGTGCACAAATAGACGATCTTTCTAAAGAGAAAAAGAGTGGAAAAGAAAACACTTTTACTTTTAAAGATCCTAAAGAATATGATTATTTATCGTTCGAGCAAAAGAAAGAATTGACAAAAAAGATGAAAATGAAACATAAAAGTTGGGCCACTGGAACATTATCACAAATAGGAAAAAATAATGGTTGATCAAGCATTAACATTAGGAACTCTTTTTACAGGAAAAGTAGATGCTACTTTTCGTAAAGCTACTTCCGATTTGAAGATTCTTCTTGATCGTTTGCATGGAGCTTCTACTGGAGTAAGTACACAGATGGGTAGAACAGGAGCGGTTACAGGAAAAACTAAAGATGAATTTACCCAGATGAACAGACAGTTATCAAGAGTTACTGGTGGATTCCAAAGATTGACGGCTGCTGCTAAAGTAACATTTGCTTATGGACTTGCCGCTTCTGCTATTTTTGGATTTATAAATACTCTGAAATCAGCGATAAGTGTAATTTTTGAATATGATCAAGCTTTAAAAAATTTGCAAGCGATCACTTTATCTACAAATGCTGAAGTTGCTGCTATGGGAGTTGAGATAAAAAGAGTTGCTTCAATTACTAAATATTCTGCTCAAGAAGTGGCAGAAGCCACTATTATTTTAGCACAAGCTGGTTTTACTACTTCAGAAGTATTAGCTTCTATTAATGCTGTTGCTATGCTTGCTACAGGGACTCTATCTAATATGGCAGATACAGCCGATCTTTTGACTACAGCTATTCGTGCATTTGGAGAAGATGCTTCTGAGTCAGGAAGAATAGCAGATATTTTTGCCAATGTTGTTAATTTTTCAAAAGCTACGATTGATAAACTAAGAACCTCTTTTAACTATTTAGGGCCTATTTCTCGTTTAGCAGGACTTTCATTGGAGGAAGTAGGAGCAGGAGCAATGATTCTTTATAATGCTGGTTTAAGAGCTTCTACAGTAGGTACAGGATTCAGACAAATATTGTCACGTCTTGTTAATCCCTCTGAAAAACTTCGACTTATTATCAAAGCTACAGGAGCAGATATAGAAAAATTAAATCCAGGAACAGCTACTTTTGTGGAAATGATAGGGGAACTTGAAAAAATGTTGGGAAATGCTGTTCCTGCTGCAATTAGAGCACAAAGGGCTTTTCAAATGTTTGGATTAAGAGGGGCCGCTCCTGCCGCTGCTTTTGCTCAAGCGGGTGTTGCTGGTTTGCAAGATATGTTGGATAAAGTATATCAAACAGGATCAGCGGCAAAGATGGCAGAAATACAGATGGAAGGTCTTGGTGTAATGGCTAAGAATCTAATGGATAAGATTCAATTATTAGCTGTAGCTATTGGTGAAGGAGGGATAGGAGGGGCTTTTGCTGCTTTATTGGGTGTCTTACGTCCTTTTGTGGATTTGTTAACCCTTCTTGCAGAAACATATATTGGAAAAATGATTATAGCAATTACTTCTCTTACTACCGTACTTTTATTAAGCAGAATCGCTATAAAATATGTAATTGTGCAACTTTCTGCATTAGCTTTGGGATATAATGTTGCAACGATAAAAGCAATGATGTTGGCAACCCATCAAAATATGTTGACTGTTGCATTAGCAGCTACTTCAAAAGCATTGAAATCTTTATGGACAGCTATGTTAGCTAATCCTTTTATAGTAATAACAGCAGGATTGGCCGCTATTGCTGTTGGATTATTAACTTGGATAAGACATCAAAAACAAGCAAAAGAAGAACTTGAAGAAAGTATAATTACGATGGAAGCTGAAGTTTCTACTTTGAAAAAATATCAAGAGAAGTTGAAAGAAACAGAAGAAGATGAAAGAGGGCATAGTGCTGCAATGGATAGATTGATTAAACAATATCCAGAGTTAATAAAGGTTGTAAATTTAGCAACGAAATCATTTACTGATGAAGGAGAAGCATTAAAGAAGCTTATTAAAGAAAAAGAAAAAGCAAAATTAGTAGAAAGAGCTTCTTTAGCCGCAGAAATACTTAGAGATAAAAAAAGACAGAGTAGTGTTTTAAAAGCATTAGAGGGAAGAACCGAATTGCAGAAAAAAAGTGGAGAATGGAGAAAACAATATGATGAAGCGAAAGCAAAAATAGAAGGTTTAGATGTTGAATGGAAAACAAGTTTAGTTGGTATGGCAGAAGGAATCAGGATGTATGGTACTGGTGCTGCTTCCAGTGTGGAAGAAATATCTTATGTTTTATCTGCTGTAATGAAAATGAATGTTAATGATGTAAAAGAATATGCTGTTGAAATTTCAAAGTTTTATAAAGATTTACAAAAACAACAAGAAGAATCTATTAAATCTAATGCTGATTTTATTGCTGAACAGAAAAAACTTTTAGCTGGTTTAGGAAAAGGAGAATGGTTAGAACTTTATGAGTCTTTTAAAGGAGATCCTGGAAAAGAAGGGACACTTCTTGTATTTTTAGATACATTACAGAAGAAAATTACAAAAATGGCAGAAGCTGGAAAAAATGTAGGATTAATACCAGCACAAATTGATGCAATAATAAAAGATCAGTATGCAAAAGGTTTTGAAACTTTTACAAAAAAACAATCAGAAGCACAAAGAGCACAAGAAAAGTTTCAAGATACAATGTTAAGAGATCTACTTGAATATAATGATAAAGCACGAAAAGCGGATGAGTTGGGAGCTTTGATGGCTAAAAAAGAAAGAGACGAAAAAATTCAAGCTTATGAAGATCAGACGAAAATAAGAGAGCATCTTGTTTTAAGTGAAAGAGTGTATCAAGCAGAACTTCTTAGTATAAAAGAGAAGTATACAGAAAAAGAACAAGCTATTTATGATGAATTAGCTACAGGTATTGCTAAAACTCTTGAAGAAAAACAAGCAAAAGAATTAGCTGTTTTGGATATAAAATATATCAAATTAAGAAAAAAAGCAGAAGAAGAAGTTGATGATAAAGAAAGGTTAAAAGCACTTTTATTGGCAATCGAGAAAAGTTATCAAGAAGAAAGACAAAGTATAATTGATGATTACCAAAAACGTGAAGAGAAAAAGCACGAACAAGCTGAAAAAAAAGCAAATAAATTGTGGAAAGACGTAATAAAAGTACGTATTGAAATGGCAGATGAATGGCTTAGACAGCATAAAATCACTATGGAACAATATCTGCAAATTCTCACAGACGCTCTTGAAATGGATTTAATTGATTATGAAGAAGCTTATAGAAGGAAAATAATTGTTACAGGAACTTGGCTTGAACAGTTTAAATACGGTTTAGGATTAAGTTTAAAAGAAACAAAATCTTGGGGGGAGACTATAGTAGAAATTGGTAAAGATGTAGCAGAGAAGATAAGTTCGGAATTTGCACAATCTTTTACAGAATTTATTGATGGCACAAAAAATGCAAGGGAGGCTTTTTCAGAGTTTGCAAAAGATGTACTTAGATGGTTAGCTGAAATGATCGTTAAACAGATGATATTTAATGCTGTGTCTGGATTTATTAAAAGTTTTTCTCCAAATTTTTTTACTCCACAACAACCAGGCTATCTTCCTCCAGTATCTGGACAAGGTTCTTATACTGCTCATGCCAAAGGGGGTGTTCTTTCTGAAGACATTATAGGAATGGGAGTAAGAACTGGAAAGACTCATGTTCTGCATAAAGATGAAACCATTATTCCTGCAGGAGAAGGAAAAAGTAGTGTAAACGTAAAACTTATTGTAAATAATAATACAGGACAACCAGTAAAAGCTCGACAGGAAAAACCAAGATTTGATGGACAAGAAACCATAGTAACTTTGTGGCTTGATGCTTTTGAAAGAAATAAAATGGGATTAAGAGAAAGATTAGGGGTGAGTTAAAATGCCTTCATTTCCTTTAATATGTAATAATGAAAGAACTTCTGATTGGGAACTGTTTGATCAAGTCAGAAGCAGACCTATAGTCAGAACTCCTTTTGAAAATGGAGCAGTACAGACAAGAACAAGAGTTACCACTTCTCGATGGAAATTTTCAGTAGGAGCAAATCTGATGACAACGACTTTATACAATACTCTTACTGCTTTTTTTGACGCTAATCAAGGAGGAGCTTTTGATTTTATTCATCCGATTACAGGAGTTACACATGAAGTTCGTTTTTCTGAAGATGAATTGCCTGGAGCGAAACCTACAGGTACTGGTTCAAATGCTCGATGGAGTATATCAGGAATTGCTCTTGAAGAAACTGCTGGTTCTACAGTAGTAACTGAAACTACAACAACTTCGACTACAAGTACCAGTTCATCTTCAAGTTCAAGTTCAACCAGTTCTACTATATCAAGCACTTCGAGTATAAGCAGTACAACTACAACGACAACATGATAAAGGAGTATAATGTCATTATCGGCAGTAGCATATTTAGAAAAAAATAAATTAGCTTCGACAGGAGTATGGATTGTTCTTTTAAAAATCCAAACTCCAAAAGGAATAATTATTAGAATTTGTGCGAATACAGAAGACGTTATATGGCCTGTAACTGGAGGAGATACATATATAGCTTTTCCTTTTGAACTTGATGAAATTGGAGAATCAAGTAAAGGAGAGATCCCACAACTTACTATTAGAGTATCTAATGTTAGCAGAGTTATGCAATCTTATATGGAAGCAGAAGATGGGATGGTCAATTCAGAAGTTATTATCAGAGTTGTTCATTCCACTCATATTACTACTGCTTCAAAAGGAGTGGGCATTCATAATCTTAATCCTGAAGCCATAGCGTATTATGATATAATTGATTCTAATGTTGATAATCAATGGGCTTCATTTATTCTTGGAGCTTCGAGTCCTTTTAGAATGAGATTTCCAAGAAATAGAGTTTTGAGGAATTTTTGTAGATACAAAGCTTTTAAAGGAGCACAATGTAAGTATGTAGGAGTACAAACAACCTGTGATAGAACTCTTTATACTTGTAGAAATACTATGAAAAATTCTAATAATTTTGGAGGGGCTCCTGGAATAGGAAGTGGTGGTACTTATGTTTAAGGATCTAATTGGGACCCCATTTATACTTGGAAAAACAGACTGTTGGTGGCTTGTACGTGAAGTCTTTAACAGATATGAAATTATTATACCAGATTATAATTTAGCTTGTGAAGCAGTAAAGAAAGTTAGTTCTGATAATGAAGCTGTTGCAAATGTTGTTAATTCGTCTATTCAATCTTATGAGAATGAATGGGAATTATTAGAAGAACCAAAAGAACCCTGTCTTATTGCTTTATCATTAGGAGTTCCAAGAGGATTTTTTAATCATACAGGAGTATATATAGGAAAAGGAGAATTTATTCATACCAGAAGAAGAATAGGATGTTGTGTAGAAAAAATAGAACATCCACTTTATAAAAATTGTGATAAGAGATATTATGAATATATTGGATAAAAATAAAATAATGATCACTGCGATTAAAGATCCTTTTGATCCTTATAATTCCAGGATTATTGAATATAGAGAATGGGAAGAAAAAAATGTCTTTAATTATATGAAAGAGATTTACCCTTTGATACCCGAAGATTGTGATGTTGTGGTTAGTATTAATGGTAAAATTATTAAAGATGTTCATAATATATTTCCAGACAAAGGAGATAATTTAGTTTTTTGTCTTGTATTGGGGGATGATGTTCTTAGAACAGTGGCCTTTATTGCTGTAGCGATTGTTTCAATATATCTTCCTCCTGTTTGGGGACTTACAGGAATATATGCTGCTACTGCCAGTGTTGTTATGGCTACAGCAGGAGCCCTGATTATAAATGCAGTACTTCCTCCACAAATGCCTTCTTTAGGAGGAACAGGTAGTTCTGAATCAACATCTCCTACTTATAGTTGGGGGGCTTTAGATAATCCTTCTGAAGAAGGATTTCCTTGGCCCGTTATTTATGGAACAGTCAGAATATTCCCTTATCTTATAGGTAAATATATTGATGAAGTCTTAGAAATTCCTGTGCAACAATCTATATATAATGGGGGAAGTCTGTCAGCTATGAAGCATTCTATTTTTTTGAATAATGTTCCCCAAACATTAAAAAGTAAACAATATTTGAATCTTTTATTTTGTATAGCAGACCATTCAGTTAATACAATAGATTCTATAGAAATAAATGAGAATGATTTTGATCAATATGAAGGAGTTTCATCAGTAAAGAGATATGGTTCTAATACTCAAACAGTAATTCCTAATTTTAATGATACTATTCAAGGAATTGTAGTAGGAGATAAACTTTCAACAAGTTGGTCTGCTTCATATACCACACCCAGAAACGACACTCAGGAGATTATTGTGGGAGTTAATCTCCCTAATGGTTTATTCTATGCAAACGATAATGGAGGAATGGGGAATACAACTATTTCTATTTCTATTCGATTTAGACCAACTTCAGGAGGAAGTTGGGTGACCTGGATTCCCAATGACATTACAGCAGCCCAAAAAACAGCTATTGCAAAGAACTATAAAATACAGAATTTATCCCCTAATAAATATGAAGTTCAGGTTAGACTCACTGGT